ATGAGAACAACAATTATAGACTGAATATTGTCTTTCCAAAAGGAACTAAAGAGAGGATTGAAAAGCTCGGTCTCGGCAAGAGCAACAGTGCCTTTATCCGGGATGTTGTTCTGTCAGAACTTGACAGGCTAGAAAAAAAATAAAAATAACGCACATATACGCTTGACATATAACGCACATAGATATATAATAAAGACAGTTAAAGAAAGTACATTACATAGCCCCACGAGGAATAGAGAGGAGTCAGAACAAAAATGATTAAAAGAGTAAAACTTGAAACTATTTACAAAATGGCTAAAGAAGATAACGAGGAAATAAAAAATCGTAAACTTTTCCCGGACGGATGGGACGAAAAAGTCTACGATTATTATAACAAATTATCGAAAGATTCATGCGACGTTGAAATGTTCATGGGATTTCTGAGTGGCGAAGATTCTCCGTTAGAACAGGCGTACACATACAGGAGAAACATGTATATCATGCTGTACACAATGAACGTAACAGATACGATGGCATTTGTGGATAGCGAATATGATATATTCTACATCGTATCAAAAGACGGTGATGAGTATAATAGTTGGGAGTGGTGCTTCGCAAACAACATTGACCCGATCAAATACAGGGGTGACGATGGAGACGAACCGGTACCGGAGTGGCTCATAAAAAAATATGAAGAACAGATAAGGGAGGAAAAGGAAACAGAGCTGAGCGGATATGACGAAAAAAATAAGATGCAGTAGGATAAAATTTAACTTTCAAATCACTTTTATATGTGGTATAATAGAATAGAGTTTAGTAGTCCCATATTGGAATGTAAAAAGTATTATAAAATTTTACATTATTTAAAGTAGAACCATATTGGAACGTAAAAATAAGGAGGATTACATCAAGCTCACAACTGTTTTAAAAAAGCCCCTGGGAGATAGTCCCGGGGACTTTTATTGTCATCTTAACACACTTTAATTATTTTATTATTCACCCTCCGGCTTAATCGTTTCGCCGTAGATATACTCACATTCATCTGTTCAGCACAATATTCGAGCGTATATTCCTTGCATCTCAATCGGAATAGTTTTTCTTCATCCGGTGTAAAATTGCACTCTATCAAGAATCTGTCTATATCTTTCTTTGTGAACACATATAATTTCATGAGCATACCCCTTACTAATGCTAACGCTGATTCTGCGCAAGATAATTTGTAAGCTTCTGTTTTGTTTTTTTTAATTCTTCGACGTTATTCCCACTAATCTGACTATCCAGCATGGTTGATAACACTTCCAGAATTAATGAATCTCGTTCTGCGATTCTCTGAAGGCTTTCATAGTCTCGTCTATCATGTTCTTCCAGTGTCTCTACTCGCTTATTAAGTCGAAATGCTGGAGTAATCCATTTAAAGATTACAGCCGCCGCCCCTCCGACAATAGACACCCCTCCGCAGATAGAGAGGAAAATCTGTATAAATTCTGATATGCTCATTTATTCTCCTTTTCCCAGTAATATACCGGGATCTCATTACCGCTATCCCATGTATCGAAATATTTGCCGTCTTGTACTGTCACCGCATGACCATCTATGCAGAGGATATACGTGCCGGTCGGATGGTCTGTACAAAAGTCATTGACTGTATAGATATATCGTTCTGACTGTTCAATCAGTTTGCGTCTGTACCCATGCTTATAGAGGTACGCACCCCAGACATAATTTGCACTTGGCATATCTGACAGAGTGCACGCCTGTATCATTAATCCAGTGAATACTGTTTCCCAGTCCTGCCCGGTCGCTTTGCATATCGCCCGGACAACGCAATCTCCTGTTCTCTTATCCTTAACAGGATTCGGATTGAAATATTCCCATCTATCCATCAGTCAATCCCCTTTGCTGTTTTATAACGTTTTGCCGCTCCTCTGGCTTTAGCAGCGTTCTGACGGTTCCACTTAGCAATCATGAGCCGGTCTTGCAGTTCTCTCAAGTCGTTCTGCTTGCAGTAATCTTTATATGCAGTATTTTGTTTCTGCAAAAGATAAGACTTCCGGTCAAGGTCTTGTTGGAGTGCGAATCTTGCCTGTTCGTCCTTGCAGTTGTCAACCGCCGCTTGCAACCCAAGGACTTCACGCTTCGTTTTGCGGATTCTTCGTTCATAAGTACGTTGTCGTTGTTCCTTTTCGTACTGTTTGCCTTTGTCGGTTTTATCCTGTGCTGATAATTCCGCATAAGGATTAAATTCTCCGTCACTGGATCCAAAGCTATGCCGACAGTTGACCCCTGACAGTCCACTTGCTGTTCCATATCCGGTCAATGAGAACGGTGGAAATTTCTTACTCTTGCCAGAACGAGAGTATATCTTTCCTTGCCACCATGAGTGATTTCCGGGATTCTCACCGCCGTCACCTGTCCTAGCTCCCATGTGAGCACTGACCAGAACTAAATCCCAGTCCATTTCTTCCATGCGTTTTAGAGATATATCTCCCGCGGCCTGAGCCACACCGGTTCTGACAGAGCGTGCTACCGCTGTTTCAATGGTATCTTTTCTGCCAGATGGATATGTAACAGTAACGCCATCTGATACAACGTTATTAACTGCCTCTTTGATGGCTTGTGTATACCCAACCGCCCCAGTCATCACATGATTATATGCAAGGTCACATTGCTCGATATAGAGTCTCTGAGCGGCACTTGCGGTTGTTCTTGTGAAGTTCTTCCACTCGCCCATAGTCGCAAGCATGTTCCGCTCCATGAGCCTTATCATAGCCGGGGACTGCTCAAGCGGCACAGGGCTTAATCCTGCTGCCTTATATACCTTATCATCATACTCCATTGCAGTGATTCCGGCATCCTCAAACGCTTCAAGAAGTTCCTGCTGTTCACGTTTGGTGTATCTGGATAGTTCCGCTAGAATGTCCTCTAACAGTTCACCGGATTCCTGTAGTGTTCTGATTCTCCACGCATCAGCATTGGTCAGGATATAATCCTCACCTCTGCCGATTCTTGCCATCATCCGCGATACGATCTCAGAGATGATATGCTGATGCAGTTCTTCAGCAATTTGTTCGCTACCCTCTGTTATCCGGCGTAAATATTCAGGACTAAGCATAGTATATCACCTCTTTCATCAAAAGTCGTGGTACATGTTTTGATTTTTTACTGGTTAACTAAAGCCCTCGTCCCAAAAGTCCATGAGCCGTAAACCCTTGTATTTACAGGGATTTCCGCATATCTATTGCTATTGTCAGAGCCATCTGCTATAGTTAACTATATGGGAGGTGACAGCATGGCGAACAAGAAAAAGGACGATAAGGACAAGTATGTCAAGACCACGATCAGCTTCGAGCCAGAGCAGTACAAGCAGATGATTTCCTACTGTGAGAGGGAAGAACGTTCTGCGTCTTGGGTTATCCGCAAGGCTCTTGCTGAATGGTTTGAGAAACATGATTAATTCCTATTTGTCCCGGTATTACTGGTATATCTTAGTATGTATTAGTAATACCGAAATGCCCCTCTTTAATTAATTAATCTCTTGTAAAATAACATGTCTCAAATATAATGTTAAACGATGTTTGAGTCAATGTTGCATCTGGACTTGCATTTGTTACAATTATTCCGTCAGTACCTACATATATTGATTTTGGTTGTGTAGACGGAAACGACCAACCACCACATAGCACGGGCGTATTCATCATAGGTTTAAATGGTATCCCGGTAATTTTCATATTCCCTTTTACAACTGACCTATTAAGTGTTCCAATTATTTGACAACTTAAAATCACGAGTTGACCAATTTTTAAATACCTACAACTATTTATGCTAAAAGTTATCCCATCTGTACCACTTTCATCAAATTCCATGCTGATTGTATTGCAACTATTTGATTGGAAATTTGCTTCTGACAGTAACTCTATCCACTTGTTCCAGCCAGATGAATATGATATATATGCTTTTTTGAGTACATCATCCACAGCGACCTCACCGATAGACAGCGAATTACTAGGTTTCGCATTGGATAAAACTCTAGCATCATTCTTGAAGACAGCTGTATATGTTGGTGTCACATCTGATATATAATCGCTTGATACTTCCACATTTACATATGATTTTTTGCGGTTTTTCAAGATTTCATGAACATTTGTTATTATGACATTTGAATTATTACGATCAAACTTGCAATAGATATCAATCTTATTTCCGTAGAAAACATTACTATCTACTGCAAAAAATTCAATGTAACCGCTGCTGGGAATTACATTATGTGTCACATAAAATATTCTTGCTGAACACAACTCGCCCTGCGACATTCCTGATTTGAATATTGCTACGACTTTTCCCTGTGGCAATATATAACCATCATCAAAATTTGTCACATAAAAATCAAAAGCAACGCCAAAGTCCAAGCCACCAGCGTCTGCATACATTTCAGCAACTTTTACATAATAATTTTTATTTTCTGAATTTGTAATTGCAGAACTCATTGACTCTTGATAATGAAAAGAGCCATTTGCTCCAACCCTACACCATTTTTTGCCATTAATTCTTTCGCCAACATCAATAGTGTTACCTTTTAGTCTTAATCCGTCTTTAAGATTGACTATAGGTATGTTATTTGTTTTGCAATACGTTACAACCTCAGTCAAATCGTCAACACCGGTTTGCCCCTCTGAAAATACATCTTTCCATGAATGCATTACAAATACCAGCCATAAATTATTTTTTACAGCATACTGAATATCTGCAATCATTCCTTCTTTTGTGATTGCATTACCATCATTATCTAAATCTCCAATACCGCTTCTTCTTAATATCGAATAATTGTCAAATATTCCTGTTCGCCCCATCCCAGTAGTATTATATGCCCCATCATTGAACCTGTGTCCAGTGAGAATGCAACATCTAAATATTTTTCTTGCACATTCATCCGTGTCTGGTGTCCAAGAACCATGCGGGGCAACATAAATATCATAATCAAGCCCTCTTTCAAATAACCACTTAGATGATAATTCAAAATCAGTTTCAATATCGCCTTTTGTTACTCCGCTTTCATTCGTGACAAGGTCATTATAAGTATGGCTTGCAACCGTCCATCCATCAGATTTCAGTTCCTTGCATTGTTCGGTGGTCAACCATTGGGGGTTTACATCAGCAGCTTTTCCAATTATCGCGGCTGAAGCAGGAACGCCGAGCGGCTTAAATATTTTTTTGTAGAAAATAGTATAATCTGTTAACTGTCCATCATCCGTAACAAAAGACACCATTGGCGTACCAATTTGCCCGTATGACATATCAATTGATTCAGATAATTGAGTTTTTGCGTTACCTAAATCTTCCTTTAGTGAAGCAACATCCTTTTTATTCTGCTCGATCTGCTGCGCCTGTTCTGTGGTGGCTCCGGGCTTGACTGGATTCTTTTCAAGGTAGTCATTTACTGCATTCTTGATTTCTTCCGGCGAGATTTCACCGCCTATTCCTTTTAAGCATAATTCGTATAAATACTTCTCTTTTCTCGTGATTGGTTTCGGGAGTTCGCCCGTATAATCACCTGTCAAGTACGCAAGATATTTTTCTTCCCTTGTTACTGGTTTATCTGCCATCTTTTTACTCCTCTCCGAATAATGTTGGTTCGTCTGGCTGAGCTTCTTTGACCATTGCTTTTGCTTCTTCCTCAGTCATTCCCTCGAATTTTACAAAATACAACCATGCCGGAACCTTACCAGTAGTCACATACTGCCACCATCTCGCACGGTCGTTTTCTCTGACATAGAGGATATCTCCAAAATCATAATTGACCTCGTATTCTCCGACAGGTGCAAGCCCGTACAGGTCAGCGTAAACGTTCAATGCGTAGATTACTTCGTCCAGACAGGATTCCAGTTTGTCTCGAACGTCTTTAATGAACTGTACCGTCCTCTGCTGTTCTGCTTCTACTCCCGTAGCCGTCTGAATACCGCTAGATTCGTTGAAAACGAAATATCCATTAGAGAATCCAATCTTATATCCCAACTGGCTTAAAAGGGCATTTATGCCGCTTATACGGGTATCAGTGTTGAGCTGTGGATTGATTTCTTGATAGAACTCTTTCTCGAGCTGTCCGAACACATTCTTGACAAAGTGTGGTAAGTTCATCTCATTACGTCTGTTCTCCATGCCCTGTGGTGACATGGCTGATACAGGCGTGCCGCTTGGTATCAGTAGTCTATCATCTGCCAGAACAATTTTCTGAGAATCAAAAATCTCTCCAGCGTTTCTGCTGTATGCAATGTCGAGGTCTTTCAACTCTTCAATGGCTTCGGCAAATATTGGCAAGCCCAGTGGCGTACCGATATCCACGTTATTCGCTTGCGGTGTCCGTAAAACTCCGTACAATGGTCCGTCCAACTTCTCTCCGTTTGCTTTGAGTATTGGTGGTGTATCTGCCATGAGGTCAGCCCACTTAGTCTGTTTAAGGTCAATCTTATCTCCGATGCTCTGAGGGGATTTTGATACATAGGCTCTGTTGGAGACATAATACGGATAGGTCGTCACGCCGTCCACGGTGGTCTCAACAAATCTATGATACTCAAGCCTTGTATAATATTTCCGACCAACAGTGTAAGAATCCTTAAATATAATTCCTTTAATCTCCTGATTATCATAGTCTACAATCATCACATCTGCTGGAGTAAATATGTCAAGTCCTTCTCCATTTGGCTTGATGAATACCGTTCCATAAGCACAGCCATATTCTACCCAGTGGCGAATCTGAAAATACACCTTGTCGATCTGTTTCTGTAGCCATGTAGCCCTTGCAGAGCCATCAATCTGAATTCCGATCGCCAGTGTTGCGAGCCGAGCTGTCTCTGAGCAGACAGATTTAGCAAAATTAATCGTCTTGATATTATTCTTATCATCTAACCATTCCGGCATACCTCTGTAGATGTTCGCGCACCGGTTAATCAGCGATTCCATCTCTGGAAATTCTGCTGCCTGAATGTTGAAGTCCTCTTCGGCTTGTTTTTTGAATATCATATTAAACCACCTTTTTAGTGTTGTTATAAGTCCCATTATGCACTGTAACCTCTCCTGTTAAACAACGGCTCATAAGCATATCTAAGTGCCGAGATTGCATGATCATCTCCGTCAGGATAACCACTTATTACATTTCCCTCTTTGTCCCGATCGTACTCATATTCTGTGATTTCTTTATATGCGTTCGGTGTTCGCTTCGGGTCAATAACTATAGTCTTTGTCTGTAAGAATTTGAAACCATACTCGATACTTCCCGGTCCTTTGATTGCTCCTCTTGCAGGAAGTCCGGCATCCCGGAAGTCATTCACAGACTTAGGTTCCGCAGAATCACATATCATTGTGTAATCGTCATAGCCTTTTTTCTTGATCCAATCAGCAGTCTTAGAGTTGCTCCATTTATTTACATACAGCTCGTCAATCAGATATATCTTCTCTCTGGCAGAATCATAATAAGTTCGGAGATAGCAGAAGGCATCCGGGTACCATCCATAATCTACACCAGCGAAAATGCGGTCCATGTGGCTGATCTCTTCGTCTGTAATATCTCTGATTTCCAGATACTCAAATACGTTTCCACCATCACCATTCGGAACACCCAGGTATTCATGCTCATAGGCTTCTGGGCGAATCTGTTTGAGATGTTCGGCATCGTCAAAAAACTGTTGTCCAAGCCATTCCTTTGGAACCGTTCTGTAATCAGAAGAATGAACATATCTGTCGTCTCTCTGGATTAATACTTCCTCATTCATGAAGTTATGTCTTGTTTTTGGTGGGTTGAATGACATAAAAGTCCAGTAGTCTTTTCCACCTCGCATCGATGACTGCAAGATGCTTCGTACTTCTTCCATTCCGGTAAAAGTATCACATTCTTCCAGCCATGCAAAAGCAAAGTATCCGAATGGAGCTTTTAACGACTTTAATTTCATTCTGTCATCAACGCCACGAAACATTATAGTCTGTCCAGTCGGCATATATGTTATTTTCATTGGGCTGACAGTACATTTAAAATCACCATCAAGATGCAATGCTGATATAGCAAATTGCATCTGTGAAAAAACGCTATCTCTTAATGTGTTCGCTGTTTTTCTGAATATGATACAATGCTTATCTCTATTCTCTTTTCTTGTCATTAGCAATATAATGACAATGCTCACGAAAGAAGACTTGCAGCTTCCACGTCCACCTTTGAATACATAATAAGTATGTTTGTGTTCTAAAATATCTCTTAGCACATTATCGAAATTATACGGAAATAAATCATCTGCGGATATTTTCATACTGCTTCATATCTCCAAACATATCCATAGGCTGTGGGACGTCCACCCGAACAGCATCGAGAAATGGCACTATTCTTATAGCCTAACGCTCGCTCCACGTCCATAGTGCAGTCCCATGTTTTTATTATTTTACCATTGTATCTGTCTATCTGATTAACCCTTTTGGCTGAAACGCTTTTACTACCTCTATGGGAATCGCCAATTCTTCTTTTGGTTTCGTCTGAAAGCTTTCTTCCTGTTTGAGTTATTGCTCTTTTAGCTACAACTTCTTTTGTGTGCAGCCTATCGCCGAAATGAAGCTGCGTTGCTGTCTTACTCATTTTCTTCTTTGTACGAGCGCAACGCTTCTTTCCGAAATTTCCACCACTGTCAAAATTAAATCCGTACTTTTCTTCATTGCTTCGATGTTCTGCAATGCTTTTTCGTTCAATTAATTCGGCTTCTTCTTTGGTGAGATTATCGGATATAATTTCATGCTTAATCCCTTCCCAACCATATTTTTTTATAATTTTGAAGAAATCATCGTTTCCGTAATATCCGCTGTCCCACCTTGCTTTTACTGTTTTGCAAGTCATTCCTATATACACTCTGCCATCAGGCACAGTATGTTTATATACTTTATATCTTCTCTCCGTTTCTGGTAAGTTCAATTACTATGCCCTCCTCTTTTTCTTCTTTCATTTCCGGTTCTGGGTTATCTCTCCATTTATCACGTTTTCTGTTTTTTAACCAGAATATTTGAGCCGTGGTATTCCCCTCAAGAGCATTTTTGAAAAGTGCATTTTCTACTAAGTAATCAGCTATTTCTTTCCCTTCTTTTAGGGACTCCGAAATCTCCGAATATTTCTTTTTCCATTCATATAATGTCGATGGGGAAATGCACATATTTTTTGCAATCTGCTCGTCAGTTAAACCATCTCTAGCCCAACCTTGTAAAAGTACTTGACCTTCTTGAGAAAGCCAATATTCATACTTTCCCGCCATATTAACCTTCTCACCTCCAGACATAGAAACGCCCTAGCATAGTTATAGTTATATATACTATAATACCATACTAGGGCGTACATAGCTCTCTACCACTTTTATAAATTTTTAAGTTTTTTTTAAAGCCTGCCAATCAGTTTGGCCAGATGATAATATTCCGCCATGACCTTGCGTTTGTAGCCATAGAAGTCGTTCTCCGTTGCAGGAACCGTCCTAATCTTCTCCATTGTCCGATAGCCGATGCTGTTGACGATACTGTCATAGATTTGTGATTCGATGCCGGGTGCATATTTGATAGATACCTGTAACAGATTGTATTTGTCGCTCTCGTTAAGATTCCGCAAGTGGCTTTGTAATGTCGGTATATCGTCCGGTGGTACTCCGTAATCACTCAATGTTGCCTTTCTCAGTTTCATTTATTTCACCTTCTTCATTTAAGTTCCAGTCACATGGTATGCCTTGAAAACATTCTGGACAGTGCTCGTAGAATCCGCAGCCTTTGCAATCCACTGGCTGTCCAGTACAATATTGCCGTAGTACGTGGTATGCTGATATAGCAAGATTTGGCGTTATGTCTGGTGTAGGTTTATTATTCATTTCTCCACCTCTTATCGCTTACTTTTTATCGCTTGTTTTCATCGCTTGTTTCTGTAATTTCTCTCAAGCAGGCACTCCAACCGTCGGCAAATAAGTTTTTCTGCACTTCGTAATTGCTCACGGGTGCAGTTGTACTTTTCTTCTCTGGTAACAGCTTCAATGGACACCAATCGGGTTTAGATTGACAATATCCGTATATACAGTCAATTAGTTTCATGTCATTTTCACTATCGCCATTTGTTACATAGCAATATGCATATTTTTTACTTCCTATACCGTATTCTTGACAAAATATACAATCTACACAAGTTTCTGGTGTATCCACCACTACTATTGATTTACTCATTCACTTCACTTCCTCTCAGCATCAGGCTTAAAGTATTATATCCCGGGCAAGTCCTGACCCCATTTCTAGTATCTCTTAACAGGACACAGTACGGATATAACGCCATAACCTCATAGACGTGTTCTGTGGCATCCTCGCCGCGCTGGTCGATGTATTTGAAACACTTTCCCGGTCTAAGAAAATATCTTGCGCATACATACGCTTTAGTTCCGAATATTGTACTTGCGCTACTCATTTGTATCCCTCCTGTAATAATTCTTTATTGTCGAAAATGTTGCCAACTACTTCATAATGTTCAAGATCAAACTCATCAATATACTGTCTGTCTATGCTATTAGCTTCATGCGCTACCCATCCTGCAACACCCCATTCAACGGCTTCATATGTCGCATCCTCTGGGTAGGATTCGTCCAAGTGCGCCATCAGAATATCATTTTCCCAAATCTTCTTCCCGTTCTTGTCGCAAAGTCCCGTGAACTGGCAGAGGGTTTCTGGAATAACCAATTCCATTCCGTCTGTTATCAAAAAGCCGATTGGCAATGTACTCGCTCCTTTATACGGCGGAACGATATAGCAATATCCGCTGTCAATATCCAAATCTATGAGGCTCCCTTCTATCCATTCTCCATTTTTAACTCTCTTTGCCTTAAAAAGAATTTCTCTCATATCACACCTCCTTCGGTTTCTCACACCGTTCAAACTCGATCACCCAGACCCACGGGTTCGCATCCCAGCCGTAGATGTCAATATCTGATTTCTTAATGGTGCTGTCCCATAACACTTTTCCAAATAGCTCTCCTGCACTCATATCGCAGTATTTAATCTTGTTTCCACACGGGCCATCTATATCACAATAATTTTCGCCCGTCTGATGTAAGCATGGTGGTGTAAACAAAAACCCCTCTTCTTCCGTCTGCACTTCCGTAATTTCCTGTAACCGCTCCACTCTCACATTCGTAACCTTCAGCCAGATACGAGCAGCTTCTTTCGGCATGTGGATGGATGGTTTCCACTTCGCGTCTCTACTTATTTCATCTGTTGCCCGATACATGTAGCAACCACAAGTTTTATACAAAACGCTTTTCTTTAGTTCTTTGGGGCAATTTCCTCTTTCGTCTCCCTCACAGTTCCAACATTCAAAACGCTCCCATGTTTCTCGGACATAAAGTATATCGCCTGGCTGATACGGCGGCTTTACATACTGAATAGAACCACTATATTCATCAATGCCAAATCCAAAGCATCCTACCTCTTTCTTCTCTGTACTGTCGGTAACAAAACCGAGCTGAAATGTATGCTTTTCGTCTGGTTGAGGCTTTACTAACCGCCGAGTACAACTCTTTCTTCCGTCCATGATTGCCCGAACCATCTCGGTATTGAATAAAATAGGTTTAATTGCCATCAACTTCACCACCTTTCACAATTTCAACTGCTTCATTCAGACATTGGGCTGTATACCAATCGTCACCCGATTCTGAACATTTATCTTCGATTAACATTTCCAACTGTTGAACAACCATATCCAAGTCAAACGCAGTAGGCTGTTTATCAATCAGTTCAGTCAAAGCAATTGCTTTGCTTGGTGGATAATTATGTGCAATCGTCATCGCTGCAACCTGTTCTTTAAATTTATCAGCATCAATCAGTCTCATACTCTTCACACTCCTCCGCATATTCATAGCTGTCCATATCGTCACATCTGCACTGGCAGGAATCCTGTTTAGTACAGCAGATGCAGCATTCTGTTTCACCGTCCGGACAGGTTAATTTACATTTTCCCATTTAGTCCTCCTTGTATGGCTCTGGCAACGGTGTCCATGCAGTTACAGGCAATCTGAATTCTACAGGAGTCTCAATTTGCCCTGGAACTACAAAGGCTCCAATGCCGTCTCTTATTACTTCATATCTACCAATTGCCGGGATAAAGTCTTTAAGCAGTACAGCAACATCCTTGCCCGGCTCTGGCAGTTTCTTTTCGACTGGAATCCAATCGTTTTCATTTTCATCCAGTTCTAAGTCATCTTGAAGCTGTTCTATCATTTCTAGAAAATCTCTGGCAGTAACCAACTTGTGTCTATTTACAATATCTTGCATCCAATCATGATAACTGGACAATCTGTCTTTGATGTGGCTCATGCTTCCACCTCACTATCCGCTGGCATCTGGAATATCATTTTTTTCATAAAATCTTTTCTAATAGTTTTTGCAATTAATGTATTATCTTTTCCCCTCTGAGATTCACTAGCCGATTTGCAGACATCAGGAAGAAGAATTTCATTTAATTTTGCGTCCGCATATGTTTCCTGAATCATATCCAGTACTTTTATGGCTGTTGCCTTGGCAGAATATTCTCCGAGTAAGCAAGACCATCCATTATCTACTCTTGTACTTATTACTCCACCTGAAACTTCGATATTAAGTAAATTTTCAAAAGCAACTAAAACTTCTTTATTCTGACTTCTGATTAACATTTTGTGTCCTCCTTGCAATTTTCAATCTCATTGCAGTTAGGTTCATAAGGCTTAGGATATACCGTATATCCGCACTTCGGACATTTAATTTCTGGCGGATAGTATTCAACCCATTCCATGTTTCCACCACATTTTCTGCAACGAATGTATCTCTCTACCTTCTTTGGTTTTGCCTTAAAGAATGAAGCATAATTATTATTTTTCATTTGCCATCCTCGCTTTCCCCATGTAAGTAACTGACACGCTATTGTACAGTCCTCCATGATTGATTTATCCAAACGCTACCTGTCCGTTATTCTGCGGGATTCTTTAATACAATCCCTAGCTCTTCTTTAATAGCGTCTACATAATCAATCCATTCTGCCAGACCGTCATTGATATAATCGGCAGCCCGGTCAAGTCCATTTCTGAATCTCTGACAGCGTTTCTCGCCAAAACCGAAATCATCATGCAGAACGGCGATTGACAATATTACGAATGAATCCGCTATAACCTCTTTTATCTTTTCTGATGCTTTATCAAGGTCTTTTACTGCCAGAGAGGTATGTATCCCGGTCGCACCCCGGAACTTGCATTCCTGTTCGAGGGCTTCAATCCCGCCCTGTTTGACAATTCGTCTGGCAAGGTCAAGCCCGTCTTCCCTGCCTCGTTCATATTCACGCATTTTATTCATTGTACCAATCCTCCACATTTTATATTATTTGACGCTGTAATGCAGTTTTTAGTTTTCCCGTCCAACCGCCCTCTTTATCTTCTGAGTCAGAACATCAAACTGTAAGAATAATTCCCTATCCTTACATTTCCTTGCTTTTATGTCACAGTCATAATCATTTATCTGATATTTCCCTTCTAACAGGTCGCCATTATCCAGATATCTTTGAAAGACGCCTTTAGAAATCCCGAACCGTTCCAAAATCTCTATTCTGCTCATACTGTCGACGAATGTACCATCTGCTGTAACAATGTCATAAAGTTTCATCTTGTCTCCTTATTTATCTTTCTTATTCCGTACCCAACTGGAGTATATGCCCTGTCGGTACTGGGGTGGTTTGTCTTGAGCAAACCATCATCAACCAGATTATTGATATGTTTCCAGACCGTAGCTCTCCCGGCATCCACCCTTTCAGAAATCTCTGTAATTGACGGTGCATATCCAACCAGTTTGATATAACTGACAATATACATATAAATTTCTTTCCTGAGAGCCTGTCCCTGTTCGTATCTATTCTTTGTGTTGTACGGCATTTTGATTCTCCTTTTCCAATTCTTTTGCCTTATTAAACATCTTGGAAAGATAATTCGAATAAGCAACAAGCATGTGATCTACAAATCCATTTTTGTTATATTTTTCAGATACAACATGGATCTGTTCAACTACCTGCTGCCAGTATTCATCTTTTGCCTCAATTCCGGCAGTCTGGAGGACCAGTGCCGGAAAGTCAATCTGTAAAAACTTTATGGTGTTCGGTATCTGCTCATGCGTCACTCTCATACTTACGCACCTTCTTCTACCTCAAAACTCTGTTCAAGAAGTCGCTCGTTATCCTTGCTAAACGCCTTTATATAGCTCTGTTTTATCGGTCTGATAAAATGTATGCCGTTAGCTGATTTAGCCCGGGAAACAGCCACATAGAACTGTCCAGGATCCCAACAGCAAGGGTCAATGTTGATTTTTTCAAATGTCTGTCCCTGTGATTTATGAATGCTGATTGCCCAGGCAAGTTTTACCGGGAACTGAGAGAAAGAGCCTACTTTCTTACGGACAATCTTCTCTTTCACGATCTTCCGACCATCCTTTTCTTGTTCGGATTCCTCAATAACCTGTTTCTCAATGTCTTTATTGTATCTATATAAGCTAACTGTTTTGCCCTTATCAGTTTTGATAACCAGATAAGATTCTTCAAATTCTCCGTTTTCCACAATTTTCTGAATGATGCCAATCGTTCCATTAACGTAGTTTCCAGACAAATCATTGACTGTAATCATCACTTTTGCACCGATGTTAAGAATTAAGTCCTCTCTGGCAAATGCAATGTTCTTAATATCGGCAGATGTTAGCTCGCCGTCAACTGCTGCATGAAACACTTTTTCGGTCTTTTTATCCAACTTGCCAAGGAAAGTATTGTTAATTCTGTCAGCTTCTGCATTAGTGCCAACCAAGAACGGCGCTTCCGGTATAACTTTGTCTGATTCGTTGTTCTCCAGATATGCAATGGATTTTCTAATATTGTTGCCATATTTAATATCATTCAGCACATACTTAAATCCCTCATCATTCTGCCTGCATACCTCATCAAGTTTGATATATTCAAATCCCATTTCTTTCCAGTATTCAGACATGAAAGCATATCCATGTTCATACTTTCCACCCTTTCCATAATCAGATCCATACATCCGACAGAGAATTTTTCGATCGTCTGTCGTAATAACTGGCGGAAGCTGGTAGAAATCACCTATCACGATTAACTGAATGTCTTCTTTGTCCTCTCCGATCAGAAGTCTGTCAACTGCTCTCTCTTCATTCTCCGTGATGATCGTCTTTGCAATCATATTGAACAAATCGAACCGGCACATGCTGATTTCATCAATGATAAGAACATCTGCTTCTTTCAGAAGTTCAGCTCTGGATTTCACCTTTTTCTTATAGTCCTCAAATTTAATTGAAATATTCAATGCTCGGTGTACGGTAGTTGCCCCATATCCGATATTATCCGCTGCAATTCCAGTAGTGGCGGATACCAGAATATTTTTACCAGCTTTTTCCGCCTCATCGATGAACGTTTGGATAACCGTTGTCTTGCCTGTTCCTGCGTCACCTGTCAGAAAAACATTACTGCCAGACAGCATTGTATCTAATGCATATCTTTGCTTTTTATTGAGATCGTCTTTTTTCATTTTGTAACCACTCCTTGTAATAATTATGTTAACTGAATATTTTTGCAATATTCAGTTAATTTTGTTATAATAAATCTAATTGCATATACTTTTTAATTTTGTAACCCGTGTGTAACCGGCTTTTTTAATCCACTGGTTACGCCACAAACCCTTATTTTATGTGGGCTTCAGAGGTGTGTAACCGTGTAACCAATGTAACCAAGGTTTTTATATAGGAGAATCACTAGAGTATATGTTTTTTATACACTCTCAAACTTTCTCCTATAGGATGTTTTTTTTCGTGTTACAACGGTTACATGGTTACAAATTACGAAAACGGAACATTTGTTTCGGCATCAGCTGGCAGAAAACCAGTTTCAATAACCTCATTTTCTTGCTCGTTTTCAAGACTTTTTATATCAACAATCTTTACCGCAATAAGCCTCATTACACTTCCACCGTCTCTTTTTAGTACCGTATCTCTTTTTCCTGTGTGCTTGATTAACTCTCGATTAATCGCCCAGGCCGAAAAGGCTTTTCTGGAGAATCCATTGTTCTTCAAAAGGTTTTCAAGAGGTTTCGGATAAAAATATACATATACATCTCCATATTCATCTGGCGTTTCCTTGAATCCCCACTGATCACAGCTAAATTGCGCATCAAAGTGCTGTCCGTACACTGAGAGACTTTCAAGAATGAATTCATAGCATCTCTGACCTTCTGATACATCTTTCTTGCGTGTAGGTATGTCTACAACGTCCTCGACCGTCAGCTCACGTCCATCCTTAAATATGAAATCTGTAGCTAATTTGTCAGCCAGCAGAAGTGTAGATATTGCCATTACCTGCTTTGCTGGAAAGTCATATCCGTCAAAACCTTTCTCAATTTCGGCTTTCATTTCTTTCAGATCATCCGATGTGAACTGTTTGAGATTTCCAACGAACACTCTTCCAGCAAAGCCGTAGTTCTTCACGACAATGCCGTTAATCTCTGCTGGATTCTCGTAAATATCCTCACAACATTCAATTTCAATAATTCTGTTGATAGCTCCGCCGGAATCTGCAAATTCCGAAATAGGGTTCTCACCGTTGCAAATAGTCACATTACTCCATGTATTTTCCTTAGCTGCTCCGAGGTCCTTATTTGAACGTGCTTTTCCTTTGCCAGAACAGAGATTGTAAATCAATGTTTCGTAGTTATCCCGGATATACTGAGAAGCATTCTTCGAGTCGTCCAGAATCATCGGAAAGTTATTGAGCATATCTGCCCTTGTCTCCAATGATGTATCTGTTGAACGAAAATTCCCAACGTAGGCTCCCGGTGCCGGATTCCCCCAAACCGATGCCGCTATATTGATTGTTACCGTCTTTCCGCCTCCTGTCTGCCCATAGAAATCTACGATGAACGGTAGCGCATCAAGCGGCTGTATAAGAACACTCGCAAAAGATGCTGCCAGTGCTATTCGCGGTTCCAATCGTCCGCATGATCGTAGCTGCTTAGCCAGAGTCACCCACTTGAAGTAGTCTCCACTTTCCTGTATACTTTGGAATAGCGTTTTAAAGCGGTATTCACCGTCAAAAACGATTGAAAGGTCGTAAGGGACAAATGTATTACCATGCCACCCCAGTTTGCTTGTAGAGTGCTGTATGTCGATCATATCGGCATTGTACATTTCAACATCCGCCAGATACTTTACGAGAAGCCTTGCATTCTCTGAGTTGACCTGCACCCCGAACCTTGCAAGATTAGTTATTGCCCTGGAAGTCACAATGTCAATTTTTGGAACAGTTATTTCTGTCCAATATCCATCCCTTTTAAAAGCCACCGTGATCTGTTCCTCTCCTGTCTCGATGTTTTTTAGACGACGTATCGGCATGATCGGGTGGTGACATACAAGTTCTCTTGCCTTAGATGTTTCAGAGGAAAATATTCCGTTCTCTGTAGCTATCCAGCTACCACAAGCCATGTTAGGATATTCCTTATCAACAGAATCAGGATAAAAGTTTGTGATGTTTTCAACTAACTGCATAGAACGATTTACTTTTTCTTCTTTTTCCTTTTCCTGTTCTGCTTTCTGGAATTCCTTTATGAACTCTTCTGCTATATGCTTCGCTTTCACACTTTTTGCCCGGTCCATCAGCTTAAACTTGATTTCTGAGCGGTCAATTTTACTTTTTACTGAAAAAAGCTCTTCATACAACTGCTTTTCCATAAAGTCTTGTGCCTGTAAGTTTTCAATATTTTCAAGAATTTTTCTCACCTCCTGACTTAGCTGATAACATTTCGTATCTGCTTTTTTCTTTCTCAAGATTAAACTGGCACATATACCACTCTTCTGAATCAGGAGGGAACGTTTTTAGTGCTGTTTCGTACATAAGTATGTTCTTTTCTACCTGCTCAATCTCATTAGGATCCTGAACAGGGTTGTGTTTTTTTGATTTAATATCTCGCATTTCATGTCTGATCTGGTTGCGGCTTTTACCTTTTTTTGATATATAAGTGCCACCCAGCTCAATAAACGCCGTACTAAAAGGGACGGATTCGTATTGCATCACAAAATCAAACACATCACCGCCAGTTCCACAGCCGAAACAGTAAAAGGAATCATCGTAGATTTTGCAGGACGCTGACTTTTCCTTGTGAAAAGGGCAACATATAAATCCTGCTCTATTCGGCCTTAGCCCGTACCTGGAGAGAATTTCTGGCATTTTTACTGACTGTTTGATTTCTCCCTTAGTCATGACAGCAGCTCCACGATCCGCCGCCCAGTTTCTTCTTTCGTGCAGAATTCAAATCGGACTCCGTATCTATCTCTGATTGTGCAGAGAGATTTATACAACTGGCAGCCATCAACAGCCTTGTCAGAGATTACAGTCTTTACTTTTTTGCCGTTTATCGTCCTCCAGATAACTTTGTGTTTCCTTGGGTTCTCCCAAAAATACACATCGCCAACTGATTTAATATCTGGTCCATGCTCACATAGGATAATCAGCTGAATACCGGCTTCACGTGCCCTGATAAGTTCTGCCTTGAATCTTTCATGTTGTTGACAGACATTTCCACAAAGCTCTTGTAAATCCTTCTTACGGTCAATACAGAGCTTTGCGTTGTCAAGCGACTGATAATCTCCACAATATAACTTTGATCTGAAATACTGCACTCCAAGGTCATCAAACTGTTTTTGAATCCGTTCCCATTCCTTTTTGTGTTCTCTTGTGTCTGCTTGTATAACCATTAAAAACACATCCTTTTAATTGAACGGAAGGACATCATCTGCCACGCTGTCTGGAATACTCATAAAGTCCGTACCTGACGGATTTGCTCCCATGATAGCTTCTTCTTTCAGATGATCGTCATAGGCTTTTGTGGTACGCTCTTCTGGGATATCTGCATCCTTAATTCCCTCAATACTTCGGAACCATGCAAGCTTGTGACGTTTTACTTCTTTGTTATCGTACCAGTCTTTTTCAAGACGGAAGATTCCACCGATCAGCTTTCCTTTAAACTGCTGCCCGAAGTTATCGCCCCACTTAACGGCAAATCCCGGATTTGATTTTTCTACGCATGTGATAAATGTTTTAAGGTTACGGACACCATAATCTACACCCTCATCAATAACCATGTAATTAGTACCTGCATTCGGATATTTCTTGTCTGGACGGATATCGTTCTCAAACTGTTTCATGAAATAGCCGGCCTGTTCGTCTCCTTCTGCGAAATCAAACAAGATAACGAGCATATCGAGTCCACCCTGTGTTTTTTTCTCTGATATCTGCTTAATTACCATCTTATGACCACCAAGCTTAATTGGTTCAAATTCTCCTGCTGCCTGTGTAGTATCGTAATTATTTGGTTTCTGCATTGTCTGTTCCTCCTAATTCATAATAATCTCTGATAACCTTGTCAACTTCTGCAAGGTCGTTATCAATAGTTAAACTGTCAAACATCCCGATCGGGGACTTACTTACCGCTCCCTGACTGGACTGAGTGACAAATAAGTGCTTTCCACTCTCTTCGATGCATCGAAGAACGATGGTAAACATGCCCTCGATGCAAACTTTTTCGTCCAGAAGCTTACCAATTGTCTTAGGCTTTACTTCCCCGGAGTCATCTTTTTCCTCATGCATCATAAGGTAAACAATTTTATTCTGCGGTACTTTTGTTACAATGAACTGGATAAGATTCCAGAAATAGTCTCCAATATCATTGTACAGAGCGAACACTGCATTGCCTTTTCCGGCAGAAGCGTGTCCCTTCATGAAATGATTCGTAATAAGATATCCTGCATCATCAATCACAATTGACTCCGCTTTTGATGCGATCAGACACTTCATTACCTGTTGGTAATCATCTGTAAACCATCCGTCAATCTTTCCTTTAAACGGAAGCGGTTTATTCAATACTCTAATAAGATTCCAATGTTCATTCTGGCAGTTTCTAAGACTGGTGCTCTTGCCAGAACCAGATTTTCCAATAATTAATACGGGTGTTGCCATTACTATTCCTCCTTGTCATAAACCACATGCTTGCTGCCCTCAACAATCAGCAAACTCGCGATATCCTTCATAGAAATGGTTGATTCGTTATAGATTTCAACCAGTGCGTTGTATGCTTCTGGCGAAACTTTCACGACCGGGTTGTCCTTATCAGTTGCTGGCTGTTTCTTTCTTGCCGGAATACGGATTTCAAATTCACTCACTGATACTTTCCTCCTTATATGATTTCTGAGCCGTTAAAATCCCATTTAGAGCCTGTACGTAGCTCGCCAATGTTCTTGCCTTGTATGATTCTTCAATGGGGTTATCTGGGACTGTGGCAAGCTGTATATCAATCAGTCTCAGGACCTCATTAATCCTCTCGTCCATGTTCACACCGCCTTGAAAAAGCAATACAGGTTATCTGATACATCTCCGAACTTCTCTCCATCGATATCTTCGGCTTTGTGGTATTCCACATGATCCAGAGACATGTCACAGTTCTCATAATCCAGAACGTAATCCCCTCTGGACTGAAGTTCTCTGAGTAGTTCATTAATACATCCTGCTATCTCCAGACTGGGAAGAAGTTTCATAATTGCTATCTGTTTACTCATTTGGACACTTCCCATCTATCAGAAGTTCCAGTAAGAATGCTTTGATTTTATTGAGCTTTTCACGACTTTCTTTCTCGAAAAATGGATCAAAAGATACATTCTGATATAAATCCCATTTAAATTTGTCTTTGGGAAGGCAAATATCTTCCTGCCTTTTGAGTCCAAATACGCTCATGCCATAAAATGAATAGTTGAATGTGGCACTTGCTGTCGGAACTTCATTACGAACTCTTTTACAGAGTTCATAAATTTCATCAATCTCTCTCTCGAACATCTTCTTATCCTCCTTATTTTCTACTGCCAGTCTGCTTTCATCTGGCGTACCGCCCATGCTGCCGAGACACCAAAAAGGATGTTCAGCCAGATAGGTATATCCACATATTTCCCGGCAAGCATACAAACAGCAATTAGCATATACTCTTTCATTTTATTTCATTTCCCCTGCAATCCACGCAAGGTTGCTCGCTACCAGTGCGGCGGCCGTCACAATCCATGCCGTGAACCATCTTTTTGACTTTTTCTTACTTTCTTCGACAATTTCAGTCGCAAGTGCTACTTCGATGTCAGCCCATGTTGGCTGATTTTCGTTTCTAATTTCACTCATATCTAGCTAATTTCTCCTTATTTTTTCTTATTTGTCTTTACAATTAGCAGATAGAGAACTATAATGTATCTATCCACTAAGGTGTTTTAGTGGTGCAAAGCTCCGGGGTGGAGGTTTCGGCTCCCTCCGGGGCACTCACTTATTGAGAGCCTCTTTGCCTTTCCAGACATGACCAGTTACTTCATAGACTTTCCTAGGGCTTATGATGTATGTGATTCGTCCACCGGAAAGGCTTTTTGCTGGCTTGTTATTCTGCACAGCCACGCCAATCGGCAACCATCCATACACAATCCCTGCCCGGATTGCTGTAATAGGAAGTCCGATCAGTTGACTCGCGTCGGCTACAGTCATATTCTCTGACGAGAACTCTGGCATCTGTGGAATGCCTGATATGATTCTCGCAACCTCTGCAGCGAACTGATGGACTTCTGCATTTTCTTTGATGTAAGTATCAACCTCGCTCATTTCATACTCCTTTCTTATTTTTTTTAGAAAAATCTTTCGTCTTCCCATCAACCTATTGTATTTCCTTTCCCCTCTACCTATAATGCATTTACAGGCACCGACATGCTGAGTATAACGAAAGGGGAATTATATGGTTGAAACAATTACACGGATGTATCATTGCCACAAGATTCATAAGCATGTGACTGTTTATGAAGAGTATGAGGTTTCTGATAACGGTCGCCGCCTACTGCGGTGCTCATGTCCATATCATCAATACACGGAAATGAAGCCGCACTGTGATGGGTATAATGACCATGGTTTTCAATGTGGTTATGCAAAAAATCAATAACCAGACTCACTAACTCATCTGGTCGCTCACTTGGCGATAGATAACAGTAAAGCCGAAGGTCACATTTGCAACAGTCTCCACCAGATTCTTTGCAGTGTTGACTGACGGCTTTATTAAATTGTAATGCGTCCATTTATTCTCCTTTCTGCTCTGGAATTTTCGGTTCAAGAAACTTGTCAGTCCCAACAGATAACGCCCCGCAAATTAATTCGTATTCATCGAAATCTAATCTGCGATTTCCATTGAGAGAAAGATTGAGTTTCTGAACAGGAATGCCAGTTTTATTGGCGACAAATGTCTGTGTTATGCCGTTGTTCTCAAGGTATGACTTAATTTTTTTACCAACGCACATTCTCATTTCTCCTTTCTGTTTGAATTTCGTTCTCATCGAACAATTACAGTATAACTTCGAACTATCCGAATGTCAAGAAGAAATTTCGAGAAAATCGAAATTATTTTATTGACAGTTCGAAATTTCTATATTATTATTAATCATGAAAGGAGGAACCGATAATGACATTTGGCGAGAAAATCAAGCAAGCCAGAACGGCAAAGAAGCTGACTCAGAAGCAACTTGCAGAAAAAATCAATGCAAAGCATAATTCAATTAGCGACTGGGAAAAAGATAAGTGTAAACCAGATATGGACACCATTGAGCTTCTATGTGGCGTTTTGGAAGTAACACCGACATACCTCATGGGTTCTAAAAGCGATGACGATTATGCAATCATAATTGGAAATCTTATGTCAGAACCTGACATCTTAGATTTTATCGAGGAATACAAAGCACTCGATAAAGAAGATAAGAAAGCAATAAAACAAATAGTTTCATCACTAAACAAAAAGAGCAAGGGTTAATCCCCTTGCTTCTTTGATTTTAGATATTTGATAAGAATTGTATAGACAAATTTTAACTTGCCCTCATTTTCAGTATTCTCTATCATCTCAATAATTTCCTTCTTATAATCCATAAATAATCCTCCCTGTCACAACTACCACCTACACTACAGTATATGTCCGGCTGTGGGAAATAGAACCGAACATTAGTTCGTTTTTGCTATTATACCATCTATTCCGACTCTTGGCAACTGCCAAATATACACATGGACTTTTGTTATTTCATACATAAACTTTACAATCTCAAAGAAAATTATGCTTTTGCAGAGGAAAAATGCGAGATCGCAAACTTTTCCACTACTATCGTCTGTATGCGGACACTTCTGGACAGAATGCTCCTGATATACCATATACGAATGAACTATCTGCATATCTTTCTGATTATTATTGGAAATTATCTTTTGTGGGGTATGTACAAGACTAAATACCTTATAGATCAGCAAGAGAAGTACAAAGCACTTAAAACATTTCTTTTTCATCTAAATCACTCTATTTCGTTCTAAATCTTTACAATATGCTCTTAAAATGATAAAATAAAAATACCACGAATAACCGTACTTTACATAATATTGCAAAATCAGCGGTACAAAACACATAATCCGCATAAAAAGTGCGAAGCGTGGCGAAAACATATCAGGAGGGTGTTTATCATGAATGAAAAGAAAAAATATTGTAAGCGCTGCGGAGAACTTATTGACGACGACTGTGTAGTATGTCCTAAGTGTGGAAAACAAGTAGAGCAGTTGGCTTCTAACAACAGAGACATCATCATTAATAATTCTGCATCTTCCTCTGCATCCTCAGCGGCGAGTTCAGGTACACCGTATATAAAACGGAAAATGCCATGGTATTTAAGTTGGTTTTGGATTTTAATATTGGGTGCTTGTTCTGGTGGAATTTATTGGATTGTAGGAATTGTAATGAGAGTAAATTGGAAATCACATAATTAAATAAAAAACCGCCCTGGCATTGGCGTACCGGGACGGCATTTATACATCTCCGAAGAAATGTAATATTCTGGCAAACATATTGTATCATCTTCGGAGCAGTCGAACAAGACAGAAAATTTGTTCGGCTGTTATTTTTATACCTAAAACAGCTATAAAGAAAAGAGGAATAAAAATGGCGAAGAAAAGAAAGAAATATCCAAAATTGCCGAATAGTTTCGGCAGCATCCGTTATCTTGGCAAGAACCGGAGAAACTGTTTCGCAGTACATCCACCAGCTACACCGGACGATACTGGTAAACTAAAACGTCCGCCGGCAATCTGCTATGTGGATGACTGGATAAAAGGTTTCACTGTCCTGACAGCATACAAAGCCGGCACGTATCAGCCCGGCATGGAACGGACTCTTGAGGTGTCCCCTACAACTGACATAGATACTCTTATAAGCCGCTTGATTGCTGACTACAATACAATCAAGGGTGTCGAAGGAAAACACCCGGAAATCAAGAAATTGACGTTCTCAGAGGTATATAAACAGTTTTATGCGTGGAAGTTCCCAGAGGGGACAAAACTGTCATACAGTTCAAAGGAAGCGTATCGAACAGCTTATACAAACTGCACTGTTCTGCACAATCGCATATTTGAAGATTTAAAGGCTCCTGATATGCAAAAGGTTATTGATGGATGTAAGCTGAAAAAGCAAAGTCAGATGGCTATCCTGACTCTATTCAAGCAGATGTACAAATATGCGGTTTACTCAGAAATTGTAACGGAAAATAAGGCGTTATATGTCCATGTCAATGCTGATAATGACACCGAACACGGAACACCATTTTCTGATCAGGAGCTACAAACTTTATGGAATAATGCCGACGACCCGGAAGCGCAGCTCATTCTTATTATGTGTTATTCTGGTTGGAGAATTGGCGAAGTGTTAAAACTTACAACCAACCTGGAAGAGAAATACTTTCAAGGCGGAATCAAAACAAAAGCTGGTAAAAATAGAATTGTTCCGATACATCCTGCTGTATACCATTTTGTCGAACAGAAAGTACTGGCACAAGATGGGAAACTATGTGTATATACTCAGCAACATCACAGAAAAGCACTGTTCTATCCTACACTGGAACGTTTAGGAATAGTCGGTAATCCGAAACACACGCCGCATGATTGTCGACACACCTTTTCAGCCCTGTGCGAAAAATACGGCGTCCGGGAGAATGACCGAAAACGAATGCTTGGCCACTCCTTTGGTGGAGATGTTACAAACGCGGTATATGGACATAGGACACTGGAAGAACTTCGGACAGAAATAGAAAAGATAAAAGTTCCATTTGTGACTAACTGTGACTAACGGAACCCATTTTAATCTTTCTAAAACAACCGAAATATCATTATCGAAATGCTGGAAACCCTATTAAAATCAACGTTTTCAGCGATTTAACAAGGATTTCCCACATTTCATTTTCATTATTCTAATTTTATTGATTGTGACTAACAAATAGAATTTAGAAAATTGCGCAAATGCCCGTAAATACAGTGTTTTTGGCGCTATTATATTAGGAAACAATATTTTTATTTGTGACTAACGTGTGACTAACGATAACAGTCTAAAATTCCCGAAATGATACAAAATATGTTTATAAATAAAGTTCCCGGGGAATTAACCCCGGGATGTTTTTATATGGCAATCAAATCTTTCCATGTGGCAGGTCCACAGATTCCGTCCACTTCCAGAACTTTTTTTCTGGATTCCTGATAAGCTTTTAGAGCGTAAATCGTGTTCGCATCTGCTGCCCATGTAAGTTTCAAAACTTTGCCGTTTTTACCTTTAAAACCTCTGGCTCTTAAAATTTCCTGTAGGAGGAGTACAGATGTGTTTTTGTCTCCTGCTTTTACTGTCTCTGGATTAAACATATATTTCTCTCCTGTTTGTGATGTATCAGATACAATACTGTAATCCGGTGTGCAGAACTTAGTTCCGGGCATCTGACTGTTAAGATAACTCTTTGCGCAGACACCGCCGCCATTTGCAATAATTCCAGATGCGCCAGAAGTATTTCCCTCGATGGTATAGAACCTGTCTCCGATTACAGCCGTTACGATGCCGGTATGAGCAAAAGTTCCGTTACGATAAAAGATTACAATATCGCCAATCTTTGGATTAGCGTTCCTTGTAAACAGATTACCAAGTGTTGGGCAGTAAACATAGGGCCAGTGTTTCAACAGTTTCTTTGCTTTTTCCTGTCCGAATGCTTCCATAAAACACCAACTCACGAATGCTGCGCACCAAGGCTGTCCTTGATATGATGGCTTAATGTCTCGCCAATACTTCGTATAGTTGTTCGAACCGGCGTTTGCAGTCTTACTGTCGAGCTGACTATTGCTCTTCTTTTCAAGGTATCCAATCTCATTTTTTGCAATGAGAATCACTTTTTCAATAGCTTTATCCATTGCAGAAACCTCCTCTTTGTAATCCTTATAGAATACATCCATGTCAACGTTACCACTAATGCCGGATACTTTTCCTCTACTGGAATACTGCCAGCCTACACCAACAGATGGACGCAATCTTTCCTGTACAGAGCCATTATCACTAGCCGGATAACGAGCAATCCAGCAATCGTACTTTTTCAGGGTGTCTGACAGAACGTTATTGTACCAATCAAGATTGCAGTAGATACCGACCTTATAACCGGCTTTTTTGATTCTGGTCAGAAATGCTACTGCAATGTTCTCAATCGCCTGTTTTCCAAGGTTTTTCTGCTGACTCCATTCAAGGTCGTAGAAGATTGGAAAGTCCATTCCGCGTCCGCCAAGAACAGAAATTACGCTCTCAGCTTCATCAATTGCCTGTGCCGGTGTCAGAGCGTAACTGTATTTATATCCGCCGACAAGGATTCCATTTGACTTGCATCCTTTGTAGTTATGCTCAAAAGAGGAATCAGTTCCAGATTTTTGATGGATTCTCAATATTGCAAACTTAATTTCAGAATTCGATACTTTCGCCCAGTCTGGCTTACTCTGATAAGATGATACGTCAATTCCTTTAATTTCCATATTTTCTCCCTTGCACGTATTTTATTTCACTATTCCTGGTTTTGATTCTGTTACTGTCCCGTCCTCATTCAGTACATAGCCATCCTTTTGAAGTCTTTCAATTACCTTCTTATTCCACAGTTCAGGAACATCTGTCCATTTTTTCAGCCCATTGATTATTCGCTCTTCAAAAAATTTAACCATTATTTTCACCTCCGATTGTCGAAACTAATGTAGCCAGTTCGTCCAAAGCCGAATCATGCGTTGATACAAGTTCAGCCAGACCGTCGATACCATCACCATTAATTAGAATTTTACGATTAGATTCCGCATTAAGCATTTGCATCACCAAGTCAAGTTTTTCAGACATTTCATTCAGTCTGTTTGAAACTCTATTAATTGCTTTATAAATATTTGCAATTTCCTTTTTATCCATATGCACCTCCTGTTCTTAGCCATTCAGCTATAAATAATTCATTAATTTACTAGGATTTTAGAAACATAAGCAAGGGGCGAGGCTCTTTTCTTGACTGGCATCGGCGATGTTCGTATCCCCTGCCGCATTCACAACACAGAAGGACTCATTGGCACTGCGGCAAGGCGAACGCTCCCACCAAATCCCAGACGCATAAGAATTGCTAGTTCGTGGGCTTTTATACCTGTTTGCGGTCGCATTCTTAAAGTATTGATACTGTGTTCCTTCACCTCCAAAAGAATATGGAATGTTACCAAAAATTTCGATTTCAGATAGTAAGAACGCATAATCGTTTGAAGTCTTGATTGTACTACTCTGACCTCCCACAGATGTCAGCTTTTTAACCTGTTTCATCATGCTTTGGACATAAGCAGGTAAACATTTCTTGTACACATTATTACACCATGTACGTCTTTCACAACCTTCCCAACCGCCGCTATTCATATCTGAGCTATTCATATAACCACATTCATGAGATGCATCGAGAGAATTGTTATATTCTGTCGTAGTGTCTAAATACAGCAGGCGTTCCGTCTGAATTGTAATAGCGGCTTTGGCCTTGCCATTGATAGCAGTTACCAAGTCGTCATGTTCAATTCCGATGATCACATAAGCATAATCATTTGCTTTGTGTGACTCACTCACGCCTGTTGCATCCATAGCATTGTGATGGATGGTTCTCTTGTCGCCAACCGCCCAATATTCGCCAATATTGATTTTACCTGCGTAGTGCGCTTTAATCATCCTTGCTATTTCAGCATCCGTTCCGTCAGCGAATGTGACAATCTTCAATTCCCCTGGTTCACCGAGAAGTCTGTTTCCTGTATCGTAGTTGTATACGCCATCAGTGTTGTATGGGAACAGCACGAAGTAATATTGTTTGTCGCTTGTTAACCCTGTGACTGTATAGCCTGTGGTTTTGTATTTATCTCGAACCGTATTATCAACCACAAGCGTTCCGTCATCTGGATTTGCAGGATAGCCCGTTTCTTTCATTACAAGTTTTGTGCCAGCCCATGTAGAAAATGTTGAGCCACTGATTACCGTGTTTTCAGGGTCTTGCCATTTAATTGTGACAGATGTGTTTGCATTTTCAATTGTTGGGTTGTTTACGGGTTTAGGGGTAACGGTCACGCCTCCGCCTTTTGCGTGGAGTGTTCCGTCTTCGTCTATGAATGTTGTCTTACCGTCGGGCTTAACCTTGCCAAGAGTTTCAGTTGTAGCAATCGGGACAGTCGCATCACTTCCCCTGTCTCCTTTTGGCCCTTTTATGTTGACTGTTTCGGGATTGGTGATTCCATCTGTGTTGCTCCAGCTTATATTTCCATCGGTGTCCACACTTGGGACGAATGTAGTGCCCTTGTCTCCTTTAGGCCCGGCATCCCCAGCCTCTCCCTTTTCTCCTCGCGGCCCAGTATCTCCTTTTGCGCCCGTATCGCCTTGCGGTCCGGTAATATTTACTGTCTGGGGGTTTTCAAGTCCTCCGTCATTACTCCAGCTTATGTTTCCTTCGCTGTCTACAACAGGAGTGAATGTGATTCCTCGCGCACCAGTATCTCCTTGCTCACCTTTTGGACCAACTGGACCTTGTTCACCTTGCGGCCCAGTATCGCCTTTTAGGCCCTGTACTCCCTGCTCTCCTTTTTCTCCGGGGTCTCCTTTTACACCCTGTGGCCCTGGGTCACCCTTTGGACCTTGCGGACCAACTGGCCCCTGCGGCCCCTGAATCTTGCCAGCATTGTTCCAATTCGCGCCGTCGAAAACCCACATTTCTCCGTCTATTAAATATGCATCGTTCTTCTCTGCACTCAGGGGGAGGTCTGCCTCAGATTCTTTTGTGCCAAGGACATTAAGAGACGTTCCGTCGTTTCCTTGTTCGCCCTTTTCTCCTCGCGGGCCTTGCGGACCAACTGGTCCCTGCGGACCAACGTCTCCTTTTTCACCTTTTGGGCCTTGCACTCCTTGAGGCCCCATAATATTCCCAACATTTTCACTATCACCATCTGAAAATGTTATTGTCAAATTTCCATCTGTGTCGATACTGACCGCTGTGATAGAGATACCCCTTAGTGATTCTTTCTGCTCGGGTGTCAGCGATTCAAATGCTACGGTGCCATCCGCACCCTTTTCTCCCGGATCACCTTTATCTCCTTTTTCACCCCTTGGACCCTGCGGGCCAGCAGGACCCTCTGCGCCTTTCTCTCCTTTATCTCCTTTTTCGCCTTTTGGACCCTGCGGGCCAACAAATTCTCCGGCATTGACCATCTCTGAAATATCCTCAATGGAACACAATCGTCTTACATCATTAGCCGCAAATGCAATGTATAAGGCTTTGCCAGATGGAACAGAAGGGTCATTGCCAAGAATCGCAACGGGCTCTCCAGGACGAATTTTCGATGTATCAAAATCAGCGTACATACCGCGCCGGAATTGTATTGTATATGTATTGGCCATATTAGACTTACCTCCTTATGAAAGGAAATTATTTTTTATGTAATCCTTTACGGAATCAAGATTTTTTTGCACATTGTCATCCATTACAAGGAAATTGCCCTTATTGTTCTGGCTAATGATACTTCCTGTGTTTTCGTCTACTTCTGAATAGGTATAAGCAATTCGACTTCCTTCTCCAGTGCTAAGATTCATAAAACTTGTTAAAATCTTCTTCATGATATTACCTCCATTTGATTGATAATGTTTAATCTGTCGTTAATAAGCTCTGATTCATAATCTGGTTCCGAGACCTCTGCTTCTTCTGACTCATAATTTGGTTCCGGGATTTCTATATCTCTTGCGTCTGTATAAGCCGTATCTCCCGGATCGGTAAATCGCATATGCTCATATTCAGCTTGTCTTGCTTTGATTTCGAACGAAAATTTAAGTCCCGGAGTTCCTTTTACGATAAAATAATTTTGCTCTTTCTCAGCTATCCAGCAGTCGCCCTCTCCTTCTCTTTGCAAGAACACATAATATTTAATGCCGACATTTGCAGATTCTTGAAAGATATCATCTATGTCAATCATACAAGTCCCGTCATCCGATATTACAGATTTGCCGATATCTCCAAAAAATGGGGTTGGCATTTCATAGCAGTAAAAGAGCTGTTCATCATAGTCTGCCGTCGAAACTGATCTTGATTTTGTCCCACTTACTTTCAATTTCCCTCTGATAGAAGCATCCGCGAGGTCCGTTCCTGTTCCGACGCTGTAGAAATGACCACTGGCTTCTACATGTGTACCCGCTGTAACTTTTTTTGATGTTGAAACACTGTCAGCCGAAACACTAGTACCAACCGAGACCGAACTTGCATGTACAGTTCCTGTATAAAGATTGATTCCTCTAATTCGCGTTCCATACAACGTCCCGTACCCCGGCACATATACTCCTGTATTCGTCTCTGAATAAATCTCTCCAGTTGAAGCATCTAGCGTTACTTCTCCATACGTGCCACTTGCTGAAAGCTTTTTAAGTCCAACTTCCCATCCTGCTAATTCACCCGTGTTAATATAATCGGCATTCATGTACACATTACCATTTGATAGATACAGACCTTTATTACTACTGTTATCGCTTAGCACATCAATAATCTCTTGCTTAGACATTTTTCCTATATCGAGAGCACCAAGTGCTTTGTCTGTATATTGATTCGCATTCGATAACGCCGTTGAAGCCTTATCTTCAGCAACGCTATATATTGTATCGCCGTTTGTTAACGCAAATGTATTAGGTCTGAGCGTAACATTTCCGTAGTTATCAATCGCAAATGTTGATGTTCCAGAACTGTTTGTAACGTTGATGTTCTTCAGATTAATCAAATCAGCTGAAATCTGTCCGGATTTAATATAGGAAGCATTTATATACAGATGTCCGTTCTGCATATAAATTCCCTCTTGCTTACCGCTATCCGTTAAAGCGTTAAAAACTCTTTCAAAATTGACAATTTTTTCAGCATCCAGTTCCCGCCAAGCGCCATCAGTCCCAGAAAACATATATACCTGGCTTGTAGAGAAGTTCATGAAAATCGAGCCGTCATGCTTTTTATATTCTTCACTTTTCCACTCAGATGCCGGATAGTTCTGCAATGTTGGTGTATACGTGCCATAATAGTTCGGGATAGTCACATTGCTTTGAACTGTCTCATCCACAACATCCTTGGCAATTTGTTCAATAGTTCTGCTTTTCAGGGTAAAGTTTTCAACTTCTAACGTAACAGCACCTGTGTCGGCATCTATTCTTAATGTCGTATTCCCGTTATTATCTTTCGCTGTGAATCCTCTTGTGTTAATCCATTCTGATTGAATACCGATGGCATAGAGAATATTCAGAACGGCATCTCCATTACTATCAAAGCCGGCTTTCCATGTCTGACCGCCGTCTACTGACAAGAAGAATCCATCAGCACTTGTCTTATAAATTACTTTAGAATCAGCAAGTGTAGGCTTATCATGCCGGTACGTAATTACGGAACCATCTTCTTGTGCTTCCTCTGTATAGAAGAAACCCAGCGTGTTTGCTGCAAGCTCATTCATTTGCTTGAGCTTTACGTCGTAGGCAGATAGTTTCTTCTCTATATCTTTTTTTGACTGTTCTACCGCCGCTTGCTGACCACCAACAAACTCACTTACATCTTCTTCGGCGCTCTTTGCACTACAGCTCCATGATGTTGAGCCACCGAACACAAATTCTACATTAGTTGCAAATGATCTAAAGACACGATTCTTTGTATCAATAAATTCAACTGGATCGCCAAAAGTGGCGTATCCGTTGGCAATTCCATCACATGAGAAAGGACGCATTCGCAAACCGATTAATTGATTTCCAATAGCTTCGACTCCTGCCTGTGCATTTCCTGACAATAACTGATTATCAATAGTGATTACATAGCCGTCCTGACCCGACATATATTCGGTCTCATCTTCTACGTATTTGACGCCTGTTACAATAACATCGTCTACGTCATATTGTAGATTCTGGATTGAAAATAACGCGTGATAATCATCATTACTTAACGTACCGCCATCAATTACAGTCCCTGTTGTCCATGGATTAAGTGTGCCACCATCCAGGTTATCGCCACCTGTCCAATTTTTTACTGTTCCGCCATCGTAAATAGTCGTATTGGTAAATGTCTTATCAAACGTAATAATCCTAAGTAAGTCATTTTCGTCGATTCTTGCATTTCCGCCGGCTATTCCGGCACACATTCCGATTACTGTACGGTATGTCGCATTAGATGGCGCTTTCTGAATCTGAAAATCCGCATTTGGAAACACTGCATCTCCAAGAGTGATTCCACATTGCTGACAGCATTCCGAGAGCAGTTCCTTGACCGTACAAGGAAAAGACAGATTAGAATCATATGCCTTATCAGCGTTATGCATTTTATCTAAGAGAGAAAGACTTATTTCGCTTGCTGTTGCGGGCTTTTTCGATACAATGTAAGTACCTCTCTTTATGGTTTCTATCCTGTCGGATAACTGCACATTGAGAAAGATAACAAACCTTGCAGCGTTAAAATTATATCCGTCAAAGCGCCCGTCATCATTTACCAATGATAAACTTGCCGTTTTTGCGATTGCCACACCCACCGGAAAGTCCCCGGAGTCCGCTGAATCTACAAGACTATTTCCAGACAGGTAAAAGTCTTTTTTACCTAGCTTAAGAGTTGCGCCATTTGACAATGTAACATTTGCTGTCACGTAATAATTTCTGTTTGTAAGAGATTCTTTCTTCAACTGAGTAGATACATTTATCAAATCGGCTCAATCCTCCTCACATTAATAGACAAATCTGTCCACTTTTCTTCCCCGTCTTTCAGAGTTTGCGCAGCCATGTTAAAATTTGATGCGTAGAATGTTCTGTCTATCCATCTTCCCGGAATAGTTGGGTCTTTATGGTGGAATGTGAATTGACTTTTGTTAAGTACAGTATTTAGTATGGTTGCTATTTCAGCCCACGTAAGTTCGCCCCATTGCATGTCATACCCACCTATGGTCCCCATTGGCGTATTGTGCATAATCAAATCCTGACTTCTTTTAGAGTCTTCTGTAGAAGTGGTTGCGAACACCGGTTTGTAACTATCCGGTGCTCTTATAACAACGTTGTCTATTTTAAATTGTTCCTGCGGCATATTCTTCTCCTTACGCTAACTCAAATGGGTTTTTCCCATTCCGATTTCTTCTCATTTCAGCTTCACTGATAATAATATCTAACAATTTTCTGCCAGATGCATTAACTGTAACATTGTAGGTATTTCCATCTCCCTGTCCTTTTCCTGATTCCTCCCGGACAATCTGACGTAACAGGCTTTCCGGTGCTTCCAAGTTATTACCCTTTTTCTGGTCGCCTAATACCGCAAGGAATTCGCTTCGTGGTGGAATAACTGCGCCACTGGCCAGATATGGGATAGTTCCGATACGTGGAAATGTTGCATGAAATCCAATAGTCTTTGAACCAAACGGTGTTGGAACAGTCCAAGGCCCAAAGGAGAAAGCCGATTCAATTCCGCCAATCGCACTATTAATCATTCCGACTGCGCTATTAACAATGCTTATTGCTTTATTAATTGGCTTTTTAATAAAGTCCACAATTCTCTCGAACGCAGATTTTACTGCATCTCTGGCGGCGTTAAATTTATCAGTAATAGCAGTTTTTATTGCTTCGACCTTAGTAGATATAAAGGTAGTAACGCTTTTCCATACTTGGGATGTTTTATCCTTTATGTTATCCCACACGCCTACGACCTTAGTCTTTATTGTATTAAACACTGTTTTTACTGTGGTTTTAAGAGCGTTCCATAATCCAGAAAGAGTCTTTTTAATCGCATTCCAGACCGTCGAAGTTGCTGTTTTGATCGCATTCCATGCAGTGTTAATAACACTTTTTATTATACCCAGTGCACCTTTTATTATGCTTTTAATCGCACTCCATGCACCCGATATAACGTCCTTGATAAGATTCCATACTCCACTTGCAATTTCTTTTATTCCCTGCCAAGCCAGCTTCCAGTCTCCCGTAAAGACACCAACAAGAAAATCGATGATTCCGCTCAGTGTATCTGCCACATCACCGATTATTTTAATCAGTGATTTTATCACTTTCATTGCTGTAGTCCCCACAACATCAATTATCTTCGCAACAACCGGAAGCAAATTCGCGATTATCCAGTTAATTAAAGGAGCTAACACCGATTCCCATAGAAGTTTCAGAGAATCAATGAGTTTTCCGAGAAATGTTTCTATCTTTAAAATTGCGTCCCCTAATGGTCCCTCTAATAGCCCTTTGAATTGTTCTGCCAATCCTTGCAGAACTGGAAGAATATAGGTGTTGTATCCAGTTATCAGAGTCTCAAATATGCTTGATAATCCATTCGCTATAGAATCAAAAAACGGTTTTATATGTTCATCGTATAACCTCGATATTGCGTCGCTAAGGGTTTGAATAACTGTTAGAACACTACTTGTTACGGTTTCTATTACTCCGAGGCTACCCTCGATTGCTGACTTTAAAATGTCCTTATTGTCGATAAAAGGCTGCGCAATCATGTTCAGAATATCTCTGCCAAGTTTCGCAGCTGTTTCCGTAAGAGCCATTCCAATTTCAGCAAAGATTCCAATTAAATTCGCTGTAATTTGTTGCGCAGTTTCTCCGCCAAAAACTGAGAAAACATCGGCAAAAGCAACTGCAAGGTTTCCGCCTATTTGTGCAATTTCAGAGCCGATATTAAACATATCTATCAGATAGTTTTTTATTCTTTGTACGTTTTGACTCAGAAACTTCTCGATTCCACCTATGATGTTTTGCGCAATTGTCAATCCAATTCTGGCGAATGAACCAGCAACTTGCCCAATTGCATATGCATATGAATCGAAAAAATTATTTGCTGCTTTGGTAACTTCCGGGTCAGTGAAGATATCCTTTAAGGATTTCCGTATAGAATCAAGGTCCTTTTTTATTCCTTCAAAAATCGGCTCGTAGTCTCCTAACCCATCCCAGAATCCTTTTGCGATTAACTTAGCCAGCTGTTTAAACCTGTCGATTATCTTCTCTAACGGCTTTGACATCTTATCAAGAACTGTCTCACCCTCTGCTACTTTTCCATAATCAACGTTTTGCACAGCATCTTTCATTTTGTCCGCAAGTCCGCCGGTTGCGCCCGGTGCACCCGGTACTTTTGATGACGAATCCACACTTTTATCAGTTGAGTAATTATTTATTTCGTCAAGAGGGCTAAGATATCCTTTTGCCGCCTTAGTAGCTTTCTTAGTTGCATCTGCTGTATCATTTGTCGCATCTGCCAGTTTCTCGGCGTTGTCGGCGGCATCTCCATATTGGTCTGCCGTATCAGCCATCGGGTCTGTTCCGACAAGACCTGCGCCACTTGCACCTGTCTGGCCAGAAGATTTCTTACCAGTGATTAACTCCGTAAATGACTTAAATGCGTTTGCCAATGTTGCCAATTTTCCAAGAAGAGTGTTAATAACTTTCAGGACAGGAGTGAAGAGATTGATTAATCCCTGTCCAACTGTTGCCTTGAGAGATTGCAGCTGTAACTGCATCACTCGTACCTGGTTTGCCCATGAGCCAGATGTTCGAATGAAATCACCGGATGCGGCAGATAGCTGTTTCTGTACAAAAGCCAAACGGAGGGCCACTTTCTCCTGTTCAGTCATGGCAGATGTGGTTTTACCGTAGCCGTTTGCAAGCGCATACTGGTCAAGTGCATTTTGCGTAAGGACAACGCCTAAATCTTTCAATGTTTCCGTCTCGCCCGTAAATACAGACTTTAGTTTCGTATACGCCTCGTCCTGACTGATGTTATAGAATGATGCTACATCACCAGTCAGCTGCGTTAGAGCCGTTGACATGTCGTAAGCCTGTGCTTCGGAGAATCCGAACGACTTAGACATTGCTCCGAACGTTCCAACATACCTTTTTGCCATTGTCTCTGACAGTCCGGCAGAGGTCATGGCATTCTTTGCAAATTCATTGACCTTATCCGACATGGTTGTAAATGTAACATCAACCACATTCTGCACTTCTGACAGATTAGAGCCAAGTTCTACGCACTCTTTCCCAAACTGGGCCAGTTTCCCAATTGCGAATGCTCCGCCAATCAGTACGCCTATTTTTTTTACTACGCTACCAAGCCCATTGAATGATTGCCTAATTGCCGATACGCCGTTTTGCACACCTGACGTGTCCATTCTGGTATCAATAATGACTGAGCCATCAGCAGCCATGTGTCCACCTCCTAGCTATTTGAGGTTCAACATCTCATTCAGCTTATCTTTATAAGCTTGCTCCTCGTCGCTGAGACGTGTTTTTATGTCAATAATATTCTTGTTTTCCTGATAGAATTTCTTTTCCCATTTATCAAGTTTTTCGCCCTTTGCTTTTTTTGACCGGATTCCAACTACGGTGTTGAACAGGCACTCGCCAGATTCCATGAAATATCCAAAAAATGTCCACCAGTGCATATAAGGCACTGTTCTGATTTCTTTACCGGCAACCTTGTTTACAGCCGGAACGATCATATCTCCATCCTGTTCCCAGTCCATCAAACGAGGTTTGGGCTTGTTCGGACTATCGTCAGCTTGACCACAGTCAATAAACTCGCAGGCTTTCTGACAAGCTTCTGTAAGATGTTCCGGGGGTATGCTTTGCCAGTCCTCAAACAAAATCTGTAACATAACAACAGCTTTCGCCTGTTCGTCCAATTCTGGGTCATTCATGGCGACCAGAATATCAATAATTACTCGAAAATCCGTTCTGATAGAAAAATCCACCCCACTGATATTTAGTGAGGTGGGCAACTCATAGGCGGTCATTTTATATACTTCTCCGTGTACTTATTGACTACTTCCTGCATTTTTTTCTTTCTCTTTTCAATTTCCGGAGTAAGCGCTTCATTGATTTTGTCCAGAACGATATAGGCAAACACCTGACCATTTCCAAAAACAGTTGTTGCGGTAATTGGTTCTTTAAATAAATCCTTAGATGCTTCGTATCCGAGCATATAATTGATTTTGTCCTCAATCTGCTTATTAATCTCCGCCATCTCTTTACTAGAAGAAACATTTTTAACAGATTCCTGAGCCTGTTCAAAGAAAGTTTCCAATTCTTCCGCTCTTGCCGCAATATTAATGTCAGTAGGGTTCAATTTGAACGAAGAGAACACTTCGCCCTGTTTGTTTGTGAATGTGAAAAGAAGAAATCCATCATCAATGTTTGTATTAATTGTTTTTGCCATTTTCTATACCCTCCTAAAAATTATTCGCTGTCAGCTGTGAATGAGCCGGAAGTAATGTCAAATTTACCTTTGACGCGTTCTCCAACGTAATTAACTGTAAACGGAATCTGATAGCCGGATGTATCACCGCCGTAGGAAGTTGGCACAACATGACAATCCTGCTTGTATGCTTCGTATTTACCGGCTGTTGCTTCTTTCCAGAGATGTACTTCAACTGCACTTGTTTTCAGATTATCATCTTTAAGACGTTCGTCCACAATCTGCTGAAGCTTTTCGAACAGATCAGACGTGGTATCTGCATAAAACGGATCAGCGTCAGAAGAAACTTCATAGCCGTTATGTTTGAATGTGGATTCTCCAAGAATGTTTTTAGATGTTTCAGTATCTGGATTGAGTTCTACATTGTACTCTTCCAGATCCTTGCCAAGACGCTCATATTTCGGTGTCAGTCCTCCACAGAGAGAACCTGCATCGATGTAATGAGCCATATATTTACGGTCAATTTTTCCTGTAACTGGCATAGAAATGTCCTTTCTGCCTATAACTTTTAAAAGGCTGTGTAGGTTAGCGACTATCTCATATTGATAGCCGGTTGTTACTTGTTATATTACCTCATAAGTGTTTTCGTAGCGTACTGACAATGGCAATAGCCAATCCTGTACGCCACTTTCCTGTGGCTCTAAACCATAGGAGTTATAACGGGTGATACGTTTTATCACTCGCCCCTGCGAAAGCTCGGGAAACGCATTTAAGCGTGTCTCAGAGCCGTTTATGATAACTGGTTCTCGGCATATCCATTTACCGAGATTGTCAAGGAACTTCTGAACAGATAGCTTCTGCCTCTCCTTGTCGGATGCTGTTCGGTATACCACATAAAATGGGTACTGGCATACCTGATGCATCGTTCCACAGACATCTTCTTTTTCTGTATAGACCAACGCCCCGTTGTCTGCCGAGAACGCAATCCCAGATTCCTTGCCAAGTTCCTCAAATTTGATTGTTTCATTTTCATACAGTCCCGGATACTGGTTCAGAAGTGCTTTCATGGCATCTGTCAGAATCTCATATCCAGTTGCATCTTTTCCAATGGGTTTATCCGCCATGTCTGCCACCTCCTGCCTGTGCTTTTACTTTACGAATCCATGTGTCGCCGTATTGTCGTTTAGCGGCATCGAACCACTTTGCTTGTGCCTGTGGGTGAATTTGTTTGGTGTATTCAAGATTTTCCTTTGCGGCTGTCTGACCAGAAAACTGACTAACAAGAACTTTCTTTGCTCCACGTCTTGCGTAGGGACTTCCAGTTGCTTCATCAACCATTCCTTTCCCCTCGTACAGAAAACGCCCATAAGGAGCCGCCGCCGCGCATACTTTCCCAGTTCCTTGCAAAGATGTACTCTCAATTCTTGTCCGATTGATAAAATTTCCGGTAATCATTGGCATAAATGGAACCATGCTGTCCATAACCATTCCGTCAAGGAGATACTGGGCTTCTTGATACTGTCTGGAAAACCTGTCCATATTCAGCTTGATTTTCATATCTCCATCGACTATGGAGAATCCTTTGAAATGATGAATCTTACTCATATTACTTACCCAGAATCTCAAAATGTGGAATCAGCGTATACGGACCGCCTACACTGGTAATCTTAAACACGTTGTCCTTGTTCTCATTCATGTACTGGTAGAATCCGTTTCGGTAATCACTGTCAATTACCGTTCCGCCAGTCCACTCACCCTCCCAGAAGAATGATTCATCCGAGAATGTAATAGTGTCCTCCAGAGCGTTGTTAATCTGCCTTTTCCACTCTTTAACTGGCACCCATGGGAGAATCTTACCATTCTTGTCAGTAATGGTTATATCGCCATTCTGAACAGTATAACGAATGTGTAACTGTGCGTTGTCAGTTGCGTCTGGTCCGTACTTTTTAAGAATTGCCCCCTTGTCCGTAATGAGGTCAACACCGGATAAAACATGAGGATACCAGTATGCATCTCCTGTCGTGGCTGATTCATAATAATCAAAAATCGTCACAGTTTTGCTATACATGATACCCTCTCCTTAATTATTCTTTCTGCACTGTCTGCTTAATAACCTGATTCACGCCAGTTGCCGACAGCCCGTTAAACATACCGACTGCAACTGCTGTGATATAATCCGATGCCGGGAAATCTGGGATAACTCCCATTCCGACAGCTCCAAGAATCCCACCAATAACCGCCATGATTACTGGAATCCATTCATCGGAGATTCTTTTTGATGCTTTACAGCCCATTCCTACGATGTAGCAAATCATAACGATTGCAATACATGAGCCTAATGTTGAAATGTCCATTATTCAGATACCTCCTTAAATTCTTCTTCAAACTCATCCTTTGTCATTGTATCGAAATATCCTTCTTCATCACACAAGACGTAATCCCCAGGCTCTACGAGTACCGAATCAGCCATTTCGCCATCTCTAAATGGAGCAGGATATGCGGAAATCTCAATGTTAGGTGGGTTAAATTTGTTATTAATTTTTACCGAATTGCCAACAAATTTTTCAATTTGAGCTATACCTTTAGGAGTGGCAAAACACTGAATAGCTTCAATTATAGTCGGTTTTATTCGTACATATTTCATACTCACACTCCCGCATACAATATCGGTATGCCATCATCCGTCCTTACTCCCATCAGAAGCGGCAAAGCCGTCTTTAAGAGTAAGTCGTTCGTTTTCTGCGCATCTCCGGCGGCGGCATATACCGCGCTCCATTCTTTTGCACTCGCCCCAATCTGTTGAGGTGTTGCGTAAGAGATGGATTCACTGCCAGAAGATACAGATGTTACAATGCCTGTCGTGCTACCACCGGACCCGATTGTGGTTGATGTACCACTCTCAGCGGCATTAGTAGCGTTCTTCTCAGCAAGCTCTATCTGATACATTAATTCAGCCAGTGAACAGACCGCCTTTTTAATACGTTTCTGTGAACGCTTATCAGCTGGCAGTCCGTCCACCAAATTATCAAATGTCAATGTATCAATAAAATCGCTGGCTCTGGCTGCCAGACGATCAAAGTCAGCTTCTGGCACGACATTGCCATAATAGGATTCTGTGTAAAAATCATAATCTGCATAAGCCATGCCAGTTACCTCCTACATTTATGATTTTGCTTTTACGCTTGCACTTCCGGCATTCAGTGCTTTATATGTTCCATCACACTCAACCACTGTGATCTTCTGTCCGGTTGCTGCCTTAATGTCAGCTTTTCCGTCCCATGTAGTCCAGTTTCTGAGGTTCTGTCCATATCCAACAGTTACTGCACCTGCTGCAACTTTGTATTTATATACGTTGTTGGCATTTTCTTTAGCTGGATTTACAGTGATTTTTGTATCACCGCTTGCTGTTCCATCCACGGAATTTACTGTCAAAGTGCCAAGTGCTGGTGTCTCGTCGATGGTAATTACTGCGATTGCGTCAATGTATTCCGCAAAAAGAGTAAGTCCCATAACTGCGAATGCTTCGGATACTGCTGTGTGGTAGTTGCCCTGTGTGTGGAATCCGATCAGGTTTGTCTCACCAGATACGGTGTATACAAGACCTGCTCTTGCAAAGTCAGATTCGTTCGGGTCAACATAGTACAGAACGATGTTCTCAACAGGAGTTGCAATAACCTGTCCTCTTGGAATCTCACTGTCAGATAACAGGAAGATTGTGTTGAAGCCCATGAAATCTTTCATGTACTGAAATCCGAACTGGTTCTGAATAGTGATCTCAGCTGCTCCGAGGTATTCATATACGTCCAGAATGTTGACAAATCCAACAACGCCAGTCACGTTTCTGTGCATCTGCTTAAATTTGTTCTCAACACGGCCTTTAGCCATTGCCAGAGCCATCTGGAATGTAGTTTCTGTGGAAGTAAGTGTACCAGTTTTCAGATAGTCATAAAATCTTTCAGTAACATTAGTCTGAAGCTGGAAGAGGAATTCATCATCGGTCATCTGAACAGCGTTCTCGTAACCGTGATCTTTGATTGCTTCGATAGATACAGCCTTTGCGTATTTCTCGATAGTCATTTCTGCATAGGGTTTTTCTTTTACAACGAATTTGCTGTAAGGGATTTCCTCACCTTCACCAACATTTCCGTTCTGTAATGTACCCTCTGCATATTTTGATTTAAGAACCGCTCCGGGCGTCTTTTTGATTGGACGCATGATACCAAGTATTTCACGTAAGTGTTCCCAGTTTCTTTCGAATCTGGTAACAAAATCAATCTCACGTGCTTTTACCTGAATATCATTTGTCATAATAAGATTAGCTTTTGCTGCCATATAAAATCCTTTCTACCCATAATTAATTATTAAGGCATTGGGTTAGCGGCTATACTCTGGCGTATAGTCGGTGTAAAAAATCACTGGAATAACTGGATATTCTGAGCAATTGCAGCCTGTCTCTCGGACGGGTCTTTGATCGCTTCGATATCTTTTTTAGTCATGCTTCCCGGTGTCTGCTGCTGTTCAACGTGAGTGGTAAATCTTGCCTGATTCTGCTGAGCCTGCTGCTGAGATTCATCCACAAAAGCGGATGCGTCAGACTGTTTCATCTGTTCGATCAGGTCGTTTAATCCAAGGATTTTGCCATCTTTCAGCTTCAATCCGGCTTCTTTAACGTCTGCCATAACAGACTTCTTTGCAGCTTCACTGGAAAACTTAACATTGTCGAGTGCCGCTTTGAGTGCGTCTGAGAAATCACGGTCATAGATTTTCGCGTTGAATTCTTTCTCTGCATCTGCCGCTTTCTGTTTCCAAGTCTCTAACTCACTTTTAATATTTGCCGGGTCGATACCGTCAAAACCTTTTAAGGTTTCTTCTGCTGTCTCAGCACGTTCTTTCCAGTTATCTCGTTCTCCCTCAACTTTTGACAGAGTTTTCGCCACTTCCTTTGCGTTCTTGTAATTCTCAGAAAGTGCTTTCTTTACATCTGCCTGCTTATCCTCAGGGATTTCAATTCCAAATGATTTTAATGTGTCAATAAGTTTCTGCATAACATCCTCCTGGTCGTGTTTATTGACCTGCCGCCGCAGGTAAATGGATTAAGCCAGTTAGACCACTGGCAAGGTAATCGGAAAGGCAGGAATCGAACCTACGGCACATAGCTTGTAAGGCTACTGCTCTACCACTGAGCTACATTCCATCAACCCGGATTCCCGGGTTAGCAAGGTGTTTAACGTGTCATGCCTGCCACGAGTTGTTTCGGATATTTATTTCTTTTTTAAAAGAAAAGTATGAATAACAAAAACCTTAATCAAGGAGGTGAGCCATCTTGCGTGCCAGATGACAAATACGCACGACAGGATTCGAACCTGTTTAACTTTCCATTAAAGCGTGCGCACCAGCTACAAAATTAAAGAAAGGAGGATTAAAACGAAAATGTCAAAACAACCGTTTTACTTGTGCTTCCTGCTGCACAATTACATTATAACAGATTTCTTTCAACTACCTCTCTACCACTTTTGTGTTTTTAGAGCATATCACGGAGTTTTTCCACGTATCTCTTGACAAGATCACGTTCTTCCCGGCATTCTGCGTCCTTAGACATATCACTCATTTCTGTTGTGAGTTCGTCAAGATGTTCTTCCAGAGCGGCAAGCATCTTTCTTTTGCAGTCCTCAGACTTGCCGGAACGATAGCTCTGTTTCTGCGTCATGTAATCGTCATAAGCATCTCGCCCATCAGAGCGGCTGTAATGCCCTCTGACATAATGTTCACCCCTTCTGGCATAAGAATTACCCCTGTCGTAATCCGGCATCATTCTGCCATCATTTGAGCTGTATCTCCCCATGCTGTCACGCTTTCTTCCACGTTCACTGTAATCGTCATTGTATCCGCCACGCATCTCATCAAGGACAGTGTTGTAGTACTCTACTTTCTTATCCCAGTACTGCGTATTCTTGATATCTTTGTACATATCAATCAGTTTGTATGTCATTTCCAAGTTCCCAGTGGTCAGCCCATTATCAGCAATTTTGGACAGCTCGTCTTCGATTCTTGCGCATAAGTCTTTAATATCTCTCATAATCACACCTCCTACGCTTCTCTGGTCACAACAATGTTCGCGTTCGCAACAGAAATAGCCTGATCGCTTGTGTTTTCTACCGCGATATTAACGCAGCATCCGCGAGGCACATCAATATAGATGCCAGAGGACACATTATTGTACTGATTTACTGCTGCCGGTGTGGAAATCATCTGGGAAGAAAGAACCGGCTCACCAGAGATTGCAATTGCCAGAGAAATAGCTCCGACAGTACCGCCTGTTGGAATTGCGATATTACCAGAAAAATCCACGAAGAATCTCGCTTTACACTGGTTAGTCAGTCCTCTTAGAGTGATGATTCCGCTTCCCTCTCTGTGCTGAATGCAGTTAGAACCCTTAACTGCTGTATTTGAAAATACTACGTTTCCATTTGCTGCTACAGTCTGAGCAGCTACACTTGTAAATTCTGCCATAATTTTTACCCCTTTCATATCACAAAAGGACAGGTCTCAGCCTGCCCCTCTGTGTAATACGGCATAAGCCGACATTCGAATCAATCGAAAGATACTCTCGATATGAAGTTATCAGCAATTGCATCCGGTGTTGCATCCGCATCCACATCCGTAATATGTGTTCGGGTTAGGAACCTGATATGCCGGAATCGGTGCTGGATTGATTGCATTAATGAGCTGCTGTGTCTGAGAAGCCATTGCAGTTGTGAGAAGTGCGCTCTGGCGATCCTGAGATGCAGCACGTCTGAGATCATTATTCTCAGCCTGCAGACTAGAAATCTTTTCATTGCAAAGATAGTCAAGAATGGCTCTTGTTCCAGCGTTCTGACTGTCAATAATGTCTCTTGTATTGCTGTTCATGGTGTTCTGCAATGCGCAGGTGTTCTGTGCCATATTGTAATTTACGCCCTGAATTGCTTCTCTGGTTTCGCAGCAACAGTTCGCAAGCTGTGCCTGTAAAGCATTAGTGTTCTGCATATTAGCTACAGTATCGGCATTAATAGCCTGCTGGATTCCAAAGCCGGTCTGCATGATGTTGGTGTTAATTCCATTAAATCCAGTAAGCATACCGTTGTTCACTGCATAGAATCCATCGCAGATGCCGTTGTTGATTCCGTCAAGTTTGCTAATTACTGCGGAATTGTCAAATCCTCTCTGAATATCTGCCTGAGTAGCTGCTGTGGCTGCATATCCGCCGCCGTTGCCATTATTGCCCCAACCGTTGTTTCCCCATCCGAAGAAGGCAAAAATGAATAAAACAATAATCCACCAGCTACCATCTCCACCAAACATGCCATCATTATTTCTACCGTTTCCGGTAGCAGCGGCAATATCTGCTAAGCTATAATTTCCATCCATAATATAATCTCCTTTATTGGTATTTACATCAATCTGGCCAGATTGTAATGTACTATTTCATTCCTTTCAACATGTGCTGAAACTGTCCTGCCATCTGCTGAACCTGATTAAGTTGTTGCTGGGAAATCCGTCCAGACTGTAACATCTTTTGGACTTCTTCCTTCGGGTCTCCCTTGAAATTCTGCTTAAACTGCATAAACTGCTGTATCATCTGCATTGGCCCGTTTCCCTGCGGCATCCCACCACTGAGGGCATTGAATAATGGATTACTCATCTGCGTTTCCTCCCTTGACCGCTGATTCCTGTGCGGTATTAGCCCTAACAGGTTCAGAAAAAGAATTTAATCGGTTTATGATAGCTTCGTATTTGCCCTTTAAATCGTCATATTCCTGTCTGGTGACGTATTTACTGTCCATGTTCTGAACAGGCTGTTTAGGTGGCATCTGAGTGCCTACTTCATGATACTCAAACGTCCGTAATGGCTGTGGCATACCGGAAACGTCCGTGGATTTTATATAAAATTTCTCTGATTCTGAATCCATTAGTAAAACACTTGTCCCGGGTGCTACCAGATAGGATTTTGCACCGACTTCTCCAGATACCCATAGGATTCCATTATTATTCTGGGGTTGCTGTACTGGTTGAGCTGGCATCTGGACAGGCTGCTGCTGAAATTGATTCATCTGTCCCGGAACGCCAAAACTATATTGATAAGGATTGTTATATAATGCCATCTTATGCACCGCCTTTCTGATTATATTTTTGCATAGATGTATCAATCTAAAAAGTTCAAAAAAGTATCGAAAAAGTATTGTACAATAACGCACATAGATTTATAATTGAGAAAAAGGAGGGATTAACATGGCAACAGAAGCGCAGAAAAGAGCGGTGAGAAAGTATGAGAACAACAATTATAGACTGAATATTGTCTTTCCAAAAGGAACTAAAGAGAGGATTGAAAAGCTCGGTCTCGGCAAGAGCAACAGTGCCTTTATCCGGGATGTTGTTCTGTCAGAACTTGACAGGCTAGAAAAAAAAT